CATTGAGTTGGGATTTATTGAGTCAGATGGGTGTCAACATGACGCCAACATGACGTCAACACGACGCCAACATGACCAACCAGAGACAGAGACAGAGACAGAGACAGAGACAGAGACAGAATTAATATCTCCTAACGGAGATATCGTCAACGAACCGAAAGCCGGTGTCGTTGACCCTCTGCCACCGGGGCACCCAACAGACAACCAAAAAAAATGCCCAAAACAGGAAATCATAAACCTGTATCACGAGATTCTACCGGAACTGCGAAAGGTAAAGTCTATGACCAACACCCGCGAGAAGATGCTTAAATCCCGGTGGCGCGAGAAGCCTGTCCGTCAATCCCTCGATTGGTGGCGTAAGCTCTTTGAGTACATCAAAAAATCTGATTTTCTCATGGGTAGGGTGAACAATTTCCAGGCAGATTTTGGCTGGATAATAAGGCCTGAGAATTTCGTGAAGATCATCGAGGGAAAGTATGAGAACAAATAGGCGTGGGATAGATTTAACGCCTGAACAGTGTGCCCCTGATGATGCTAAAGACATGCTGTGCCCGTACAAGGGACAGCCGAGATGGATACACCCGGATGTGTGTACCTGGCACAAACTTGAAAACGATCTCGAATGTAAAAAACAGCGATGCAAGAGGGTAAAACTATGAAACAGATGGCAATGTTCAAACAAAAGAAATATCAACCCCCACCTGCGAAGGAATGGCGTGAACAGGCTATTGTTTTCGACTGGGCAAAGCTTGTGGAACGCAAACACCCTGAATTAAGTCTATTGCAGGGATCGTTGAACGGGGTGAAGCTGCCAATAGGCCTTGCAGTAAAAGCAAAACGGCAAGGCCTCAAGCGCGGATACCCGGATATATTCCTGCCGGTCGCGCGCAATGGCTTCCATGGCCTGTTTATCGAGTTAAAGCGGACTGAGGGTGGTGTTGTGAGTGCAGATCAAGAAAAAGTACACGACCGGTTGAGAGCTGAGGGCTATTTTGTCGATGTGTGCAAGGGGGCTGAGCACGCCATACTGGTTATCCGGACGTATTTAGGCATAACAGGAGGGTTTAAGTGACCGCTGACAACTGCCTCCACACCTCGCAGCGAGTGCCATGCAGACATACAGATCGATGCCCGTTGAACGATCCTGGTTTCGTTCGGGCCCTTGAAATTTACATCCACTGGCCATGCGGCCTCGCATGCCCGACAGGCAAAGAGATCGGAGGCCCGGAAGAAAATGCAGCCCTGGAGATCGCCTGGTGTTTCCCTGGCACAGGTTGGGGCGAGGTCATCGCAGGATATTTCAAGTCTGGCAGGCTCAATATGTTCGCGCTTGGCCGTGTTTCATCGACCGATCATCGGCCTGAGCTCTGCAGACAGCTCAGAAAAGCTCATCACAGATGGTTTGTGAATCTATCGAAGCCAGGGGCGAGATGGCAGGGAACTATTTGGAAAGATTAGATAAAACAAGCATCGTAATACATAGGGTGTAAAAAAGATTGACAAATTTGTAAAGAATGTTTACAGTTCCAACTGAACCCGCTAGAAGTGTGTCAAAAGGCTCATGAGAAAACCTCATGGGACTTTTTTTATGCCCAAAATTCGGTGACTTATAGCTCGGAGACAGAGCCATGCGTGGCAATAACTCAGAGATCATCAGGGGTAAAATCGAGGATTTTTGCATATCCATGTCAGAAAAGCATAAAAGGATCCCAAGGGTTTTATGTGCCATCCTCATCATGCTTTTCCTGTACATGCCGGTCGTATCATGGGCCCAGCAGCATGTGGTTATTCTGTCAGGCCAAAGCAACATGGCCCGCCTCGATTACACCCTCATCATGGCCCCTATGCTTGATGCCGAGTTCGGCGCCGGCGCTGTGGAGATCATCAAGGTCGCTGCTCCATCGATGCCCATCTCGCAGTGGATATCCGACACCAGGCCGATGTACCTAGATATCCTCCAGCAGTTCAATCAACTCGACGCCTCAAATCTTGAGTCAATAACCTTCGTGTGGTTGCAGGGCGAAACCGATGCGCTCCGACAAAGCATTTCATACCAAGCCGATTTGACCCAACTAATCCAACAGGTTCAGCAAGATATCAGCCCTTACACAAACTTTGTCATCTGCAGGATCAACGACTATCAGTGGCGTTCGCCATATTGGCAGCTAGTCCGAGATGCTCAGGTGGAGATTGCGGAGGCCCTTCCCAACGGGACCTGGATCAACACAGACGACCTAAACAACTATGCCGGCTTCAATCTACTGCACAATACCCCATGTGGAAGCCAAATCCTGGCAAACCGGATAGGCGATCTGGCCATCCACTTGATCGGTCAAGACGATGGGTAACGAGGACAGGATTATCAAAAAAATCGACATGGAACGCATGTGCCGGGCCGACCTGGCGAAATGGATCAAGATAGTCGATAAGACCAATTTTGTTACTGATCTGGATGCCCAGGATAAGGTCAGCTTGATCGGCAGGGGCTTGCATCTAAAGCTGTGTGTCCTGCAAGCAAAAGAGATGCTCAGGACCGGAGAAATTGAAACAGCAACCAGCATTATCAAGTACCTAGCAAGAAACTACGGGCAAATGTTCGACAAAAAAGAAGGCCGCACTGATCTGCCCGGGTCGAAAGACGAACCGTTCAGGATCGAGGTCACCTTTGTGAAGCCTGGAGCCAAGGATGAAAGTCCAGGCTAGTTTTCCTGAAAAGTTAGAGTTCCTCTTCCAGCCGGCCAGGTACAAGGTCGCCAGGGGAGGCCGCGGGAGCGGGAAGTCTTGGAGCTTTGCCCGGGCCCTATTGCTCAAGGCCATGCAAAGGCCTTTAAGGGTCCTATGTGTCCGTGAGGTGCAGAAATCGATCCGCGATTCGGTCCACCGCCTGCTCAGTGATCAAATCAACCTGCTGGGCCTCAATGGCTTTTTCACGGTGCAGGAGACAGTAATCAAGGGCGCTCTCAACGACAGCCTGTTTCTGTTCTGCGGTCTGAGCGAACTCACGGCAGACCAGCTTAAGAGTTACGAAGGCATCGACATTGTTTGGGCCGAAGAGGCGCACACGATAACAAAACGGTCGTGGGACATCCTGATCCCTACTATCCGCAAAGAACACTCGGAGATCTGGATCAGTTATAACCCTGAGTTAGAGAGCGATGAGACGCACCAGCGCTTCACGCTCAATCCACCAGCGGACTGCATCAACAGTGAAGTTAATTGGCGTGACAATCCGTGGTTTCCAGAGGTTCTGGATAAAGAACGCCGGCACTGTTTAGCTTATGACCCAGATAATTACGACAACATATGGGAAGGGCATTGCAAACCCGCGGTCGCCGGGGCAATTTATTTCAAGCAGATCCAAGAGATGGAGGCGGCTGGGCGCATCTGCAGCGTACCCTATGATCCGATGCTTAACGTCCACGTTGTGTGCGATCCCGGACACCGGGACGCATCAGCCATCGGCATGGTGCAGCGCAACCCGTCATCGGTGAGGATCATCGACTATATTGAGGGCGATCATTTAAAGACAACCGATTACTCCGAAATGCTGCGGACCCGTAAATATCGGTGGGGGAAGGTGTGGCTGCCACATGACGGCTACTCCACCAATATCAACTCTGCATCCACGGCAGTAATCATGTCGAGCCTGGGCTGGTCAGTGCCTGACAAAGAGGTGATCATGTCCAGGGCGTTGGGTAAAGAGGACGGTATAAAGGCCACTAGAGAGCTGTTCTCAACGCTATATATCGATAAAGAGAGATGCTCACAACTGGTAGAGCACCTGAAACGATATCGACGTATCATCACAATGAGGAATCAAAGCGAGACGGCCGGCGATCCCCTGCACGATGAGCACAGCCACGCAGCCGATATGCTCAGGTATGTCGCATGCAATGCACCGATTATGTACAACACGATCAATACAGAGTCGTACACGCCACCAAGGAAAATAAGGCCGAGGAAAAGATAGATGGAAAAGACCACAGATGACGAGCTTTTGAACCGCCTTAATAACTGGGTGTACGAGGCCCAGTGGGTGGCCAAGGAATGGCGTCAAGAGTCGTGGCGAGATCACGAGATATACGACGGTGGCGAAACTGCCTGGACATACGAGGATTATACCGCAGCCCAGGAGGCCGGCATCGATCCCCTGACCATAAACAGGACATTTCCCACTGTCAACATGCTGATCGGGTCACAGGCTATCAACCGGATGGAGATCATAGCCAAGGGCCGGACAGCTAAGGACGCCGAGATCGCCCAGGTTATGTCAGAGAGTCTTAAATTCATCAGCGATCAGTCCGCAGGCGAGTTCATTATTAGCCAATCATTCAAGGACGCTATTATTCCAGGGTTCGGCTGCATCGCCCCCGCGTTAAATACAGACCCCAGGCTCGAACAGCTGTGCATCAAGACCCGGGATTGGAAAGAGATCTGGTGGGACCCCTACTCCAGCCCATGGTGGAATCCGTATAAAACCCGCTATGTCTTTTGGCAGAGATGGATCGACCTGGACGATTTCCAGGCCATATTCCCCGAGAAGAAAAAAGACATAGAACAATCATACCAGGAAAGCGCCGGTGAATGGCGACAAGGGCTCAATACCTCTATCGTCCAGGACGAGAGCTACTTGGTCGAGGAAAAGATCAGGTCCTTGGCAGCATCAGACTGGGTGGACGTCAAAAGAAAGCGCATCCGTCCGGTCGAGATGTGGTATCCCGTCAACGAGCAATGCCTTTTCAGCCTGTTCAACGACGGCAGATGCTTTGAAATCCGCAAGGACATGGATGTCCGCGAGTCATACCAGATCATTTCTCAGGGCCAGCAAATACTCAATGCCACAGTCAAAAAGATGAGGGTCGCAACCTTCTTTAATCGCCTGCTGCTGCAGGATTCCCCTACCCCGTTCGGCCACGACGAGTTCCCGCTTGTGCCATTCCTCGGTTATATAGACCGCTACGGCTTTCCATACGGCGTTCCCAGGCAGATCAGAGGTCAATCAGAAGAGACAAACAAACGCCGCTCCATGGCATTGGCGCTGCTCCAGAAGCGCAGGGTCATTGCAGAGCGAAGTGTTGCGCCCGAAGGCGACCGGGACAAGCTAAATAATCTCTACAGGGAAGCGAACAAGCTCGATGGTTTCATGGTCATCGAGGACGGCAAGATGAGGGGATTCAAGATCGAGGACCTGGCCAACCTGGCCGCCCCTCAGATAGAGCTCATGCGGCAGTCAGAGCTTGAGATCAGAGAAATAAGCGGTGTCAATGCCCAATCCCTTGGTTACGAGGGGCCTACACAATCGGGAGTGGCCAAGAACCTGGATCTCCAGCGGTCAGCCGTGACTACGGCAAGCCTGTTTGACAATCTCAGGAGATCACTCAAGGCCCTTGGTGAGCAGCTGGCATGCAATATACAGCGATATTGGAAGTATGAGAAGGTCCTTAGGGTCACCGACCGCCTCACGGGCGCCGAGCGATTCATGATTGTCAACCAGCCACAGCCGGACGGCGGTATAAAATATGACATTACCCAGGGCAGGTTCGATATCGTCATATCAGAAGTCGAAGCAACCGACACAGTCCGAGAGAAAAACATGGACTTGCTGTACGCAGCCATCGAAAAGAGCCCAGCTGAAGCCGTTCCAACCCTCCTTATGTCCGCATTCGAGATGTCTAACCTGCCCAATAAAGAACTGTTGATCGAGAAGTTAAAGCCGATCTTCAACATATCGCCCGAGGAAGAGCAGGAAGACCCTGAAAAGGTCAAACAGATGGCCCTCCAGGCTATCGAGGTACAGAAGCAGCGCATGGCCATGCAGAACCAGATAACCGATGAGATGATGAAGCAGAAGCTACTGGACCTGCGCCTGAAAAACATGAAGACCCAGGCCGAAATCAACAAACTGTCTGCCGAAACAGCCCAGATCAAGGTCGAGACACAGGTTGAAAAAGGCTCTCACAACATGGCCATCGATAAAAACAAGGTCGATGTGTATGAGAGAGGGTTCAATATCGGTGAACGGATGGCAGCAAATACCATGGGCGTCGCAGGAAAGGGAGGTCAACCTCAAACAGCCCCGGCGCCTGCCCCTGAACAGATGCAATGACGGAGGGTTTTTCAGTGCCAAGCATCCATGATGACAACCTCAAGACGTTTCAATCCATGAAATCCGAGGCAGAGTTCGAGGCCAAGGCCGAAAAAATGCTGGCCGGCTACAGGTCATTTCCAAATGGCCGGGACTACAGATGTTTTCGGGAGCGTGACAGGATGGATGTCAATAACTCCGAATTCAACTCGAATTATGACACGATATTCCCTGATTCACCTGGATCGCCCGCCTGGTTTGACAGGAGATTCTCGAATGAATGGTAAACGATTTGCCCTGATCGGCGCCGCCGGCTACATCGCACCACGTCATATGCAGGCGATAATGGATGTGGGTGGAAGCCTGGTCGCTGCCGTAGACCCTCATGATTCAGTAGGCATACTTGATCAGTATTTCCCCGACTGTCTGTATTTCAGAGAGCCGGAGCGGTTTGACCGCCACCTGAGCAAGAACCCGGTGGACTATGTAGTCGTTTGTTCACCGAATTATCTGCATGATGCCCACTGTTTGATGGGGCTCAGAAATGGCGCCGATGTCATATGCGAGAAACCCCTGGTCTGCAATGAGCGCAATTTGGATAACCTGCAGGAGTGGGAACAGATGACAGGGCGCAGCATTTACCCGATCCTGCAATGCAGGCTGCATCCAGAGGCGATCCGGGCAAAAGCCATCATCCGTGAAATGAATTATTGCCATATTGAATACTTAACCCCCCGCGGCGAATGGTACCTGCAGAGCTGGAAAGGCGATATTCAAAAGTCCGGCGGTGTAATGACAAACATCGGGATCCACCTGTTTGATCTCTGCCTTTGGCTCTTTAAACCGTGGATTAGATGGGAGCTCTCAGACTGTTCCGACAATGTTGCGTCAGGATCAATTTCCACATTCGACGCAGAGATACAATGGCAATTATCGGTTTCCAAGCATGTTAAACCTCAGAGGGTTTTTAAAATCAACAAGGAAAGTATTGATCTTACCACGGGTTTCGCGGACCTGCACACAGAATCGTATCGGCGAATCTTAACCGGTCAAGGCTTTAATACCGAGGACGCGAGGCCTGCAATCAGGCTAGTGGAGATAATGCGTGATGGCTGTGCGTGACGTCAAAGGTTTTGAAAGCTGCATATGCCCAAACCCTGACTTGGTTAATCTTTATGAATGCGAGATAGGCGCAGACACAAAGATCGGGGCTTTTGTTGAGATCGGGCGCGGTGTAAAGATCGGAAGAAATTGCAAGATCCAGACCGGCGCATTTATACCGGAAGGTGTTGAGATAGGCGACGAGGTTTTTGTCGGACCGAATGCCACCTTCTGCAACGTACGATACCCGATGAGAGGGAAGAACTACCTTGAAACGGTAGTCGAAAACCGTGCCGTTATCGGTGCAGGGGCAACAATCCTGCCAGGGATCACAATCGGGGAAAACTCAATCGTCGGTGCCGGTTCGGTGGTCGTAAAGTCGGTCCCTAGAGACGCTATAGTCAAAGGAAATCCAGCACAATGATAAGCATATCCGCCTGCATGATAGCCAAGGATGAACAAGAACTTCTCCCTCAATGCCTCGACTCAATCAAAGGCTTTGTCGATGAGATTATCCTAGTGGACACGGGCTCAACCGACGATACCGTGAAGATCGCAGAGTCGTATGGCGCCAAGGTCTATCATCACCCTTGGCAGAATGACTTTAGCCTGCATAGAAACCAGAGCATCCAATATTCGACCGGCGACTGGATTATGATCATTGACTGTGACGAGCAGGTAGTGAGCCAGATAGACAGGGACGAATTCCATGGCCGGTTGTCGAAACTTCCGGATCAGGTGGCAGGCCTGATCGTCAATGTCGTCGAACAAAGGGATGAGGCAGAAACCACACCCTGGCTAGGGGCCCGGTTTTTCAGGCGGTCCAGCGGGATTCATTACAAAGGCGCGGTTCACAACAAATCGGTATTCCAAGGCGGCTGTGCCGGAAGCGATATAAAGTTCTACCACTACGGCTATTCTCTGTCACCTGACAAGATGAAGGCCAAAAGGCAACGGACAACGGCTTTATTAATGGGCCGCCTCAGCAATAACGACAAAGACCACACCGCTCTGTACTATCTCACACAGATGATGATAGGGGAACGCCGATATAAGGAAGCAGAGGAATACGGCCTGCGCTTCTTTGCGTGTGTGCCGGTTCACCCCGAAGAATGGCAGTTTTACGGTGTTATGTATTTTTACATGGCCTGGGCGACGCTTCACCTTGAGGACGGCACAAAGGCCATGGCATGGGCAAAGAAAGGCCTTGATTACTATCCGGATGACCCTGATCTGAATTATGTCATGGCCAGGATCGGATATCAGGCCAAGATCGACGACATACTTTCCATACATGGCCGGAAATACCTCGACATCTTGCCTGTGGTGAGGAGCCGGCTGGCATTGGATTCAACCAAATTCGCCAATGAGGTTAATACAGACCAGTGGTTCAACCGCACAATTTACACAGCTAACCACGCTGCAGAACAGGACGTCTTGAAATTCATGGAGAGCTTAAATTGATACAGGTTAACGGCGATACATTTCTTGTCACAGGGGCTGTAGGGTTTATCGGTAGCCACATTGTCGATGAATTGCTTGAACAGGGTAAATCCGTATATCCTTTTGACGATTTTTCAAACTCATATGTCTCATATGAAGATTACAGTAGACCAATCAATAGAGAGCAAATCCAATATGTTCCGATTAGTGGCAAGATGAATTTTGACGTAGTATTTCATGAGGCATGCTCAAAATGTACTGTTTGCACCAAAGATCCTTTCAATGACCTGATTGTAAACGCCTATGGAACACTGAAGACTGCCAAACTGGCCCTTTTCAACAAAGCCAAGATGGTTCACGCATCCACAGGATCGATCAACAACTTCATGCCGGTTTCATATTACGGCGTCTCCAAGATGGCAGGGGAGGCTTATCTCAGGGCAGTCCAGTCATATGATCCCGCTTTCAGGTGGGTGGCGCTGAGATATCATCACGTCTACGGGCCCAGGCAGAATGCAGGCCCTAATGGCGGGGTTGTGGCCATATTCATCGTCAAGATGCTTCAGAGAGAACCGATTACGATCTTTGGAGACGGCGAACAGACCCGGTATTTCACGTATGTCAAGGACGTTGTGGCCGCCAATTTTCATGCGGCAAACTCTACGGCCATGGAAGGAGATTATTACAATGTGGCCGCCGGCGTGAAGGTGACGCTCAACCAGCTGGTAAAATCACTGGAGACGATCATCGGCAAGAAGGCGAAGGTAAAGTATTTGCCACCAAAGCCAGGGGATATCAAACACTTTGATGTTTCCAATAAAAAGCTTTCGCAATATGGCTATGCGGATTGGACCAGGCTCGACAGGGGTCTGATCGAAACCGTGGAATGGTACAAGGAGCATCTCAGTGACTATCCATAAGCACGAGCCGATATCCGAAGAAGCAATGGAGCACATCAGTCCAAACGAAACCATCTGTGAGACGATCCGGCAGGCCTATCACTTAATTGGGCAAGCGAACGATGAGGCGATCTTTGACATCGGGAAACTTGGTGAGGCCCAATTTAAACTGCGCGAAGCTACAGCCATGGCAAAGGCCATGACCGCAAAGCTCACCGAGTATAAGCGGAATTGGCAGGAAGGGTTCTTTGATGAGAATGAGAGGTTCCCGTTGAACACCTCCAAGGCCCCTATAGATGTGCTATTCCTGTGCTGGGACGACAACGCCAACACAATGTACCGATTCTGGCAGTGTGCAAAGTATTTAGGGCTAAATTCAGTGATGTTTAAAGGCAAGGCACACCCGTTCGGGTATCCGATCCAGGCCCCTATTCATCCGTCACTGAGCAGCATCCCTATAAGCGGGACCCCTGTCACGGTCATGGCGCCGGGGCTGGAATCCCTGATCAACAGCGCACACGTAGTCCATCTTGGGGCCAGCACATATCCCATGTGCGTAGTTAACTGGAAGAAGAAAAATATTGTGGTTCAGCACGGAGGGACCGTTTATCGGCAAAACTCGAAGGCCTGCAACGACCTCTTCAACCAGTTCGCAAAAAAAACGATCATCCAGTGCCCCGACCTGCTGGGCCTGGGCGCGACCAATGAGGAGTGGATTCCGTACCCGGTGGATACTACGAATCTTAAACCCGATATTACCAGAAAAGATCCTCATCAGTTGGTTATAGGGCACTTCCCGAGTAATACCGCAATTAAGGGCAGCGTACAGATTCGAGATGTCATTCAGAGGCTGGAATTATCTGGCCATAAATTCAAATATTTGGATGACCTGGTCAATCGAGTGTCGTGGACTGAAAACCTTAACCGCATGAGGCAATGCGACATCATCATTGAAACCTGCAATCCAAAACAATTCGATAAGCCATATGGCGAATGGGGCAACACGGCGCTTGAAGCCGCGGCCTTGGGTTGCGCCGTCATTACCAACAACAGCCATTTTAAGCAGTACATCAAGGAGTTTGGGGATTTCGGACCGATAATCGCGAATAATGCGGATGAACTGGAGGCCCGGTTGATAGAATTAATCGGCACACCCCAGGCGATCAGCGTCATAAAACAAAGGTGTAGGGATTGGGCGGTCAGGAACCATAGCATACCTGCCACGGCTAACCGGTTGTGGGATAAGGTATATAAGGATTTTTTTGCATGATATCGATTTCAAATTTGGTTGGCATTCTATTGTTTGTACTGTGGACGCCGGTGTCCATGACAATCCTGTTTTTCTGGATATGCCTGGTATATCTGCCGAGCCTTATCATCGAAGTATTCGAAGAGGACGAGTATTGACCAAAGAACAGGCCCTACAACTTCAATCAGCCATCGAATCGGAATGCAAGAGCAATGACGGCGTATGGGTGAATATCACCCATGAGAAAAAGCCTGATCTAAAAACCATTAAACTTGAGGTGTCTATAAAGATCACTGAATAGTTTCACCACAACTAAGACGTAACACCCTCTCAACACGAGGACTATTTAAGCCCGGTTGGGATAATCCCATAGAGATGTGGGGTCATCCTGACCGGGCTTTTTTCGTTTTTCCGGCACGACAGCCCGGAACGGTCTTCCCGTGAACCGGTTGGAGAATCACGGCGGGGATACAACCACGTTAATCCGGTCAACGATAATGGCCGGGAAAGGACCTAAGAAAGATGGAAGGAGAAACCACTACAACCACGACGACAGAAGCAAAACCAGCAGAACCAGTACAACCCTCTGGCGCAGATCCAGGCGAAAAGGCGGTATCGGCACCCCCGGCCTCAGATGACATGTATTTCAAAGAGCATCGGGTAGATGTCGAGTTCAAGCCGCTATTTGACGCCGAGTCGGTTTCAGATGCGCAGTTGATGGGCGAAGATCTTCCTGGAGACAAAACGGCTGCCCAGGAGCCGAAAGAGACTACGCCCGACAGCAACCAGAAACCCGATCAGGACAAAGCGCAGATATCAGGGGAAGAAAAAAAGACGGACGGGATAAAGCCGGAAGCAAAAGCGGAGGTCCCGGCGAAAGAGCCCGAGTCAAAGGCCACTGAAAAAGACAGCCAGATTACAGGTCTAAATACGGCGCTACATCAGGAGCGTCAGACCGTACGGCAGTTGAGGGCTGAAAATCAGAGGCTTGCTACAGAGCTCAGGACAAAGGCCGCACCCGAACTGGACGCCGAGGCACAACAGTTCAAGGAGTTCAAGGTCCTCTCAGATGAGGATTATGACAATCTCCTCCTCGAAGATCCGGAAGAGGCCAACCGGTATTTGTATAAGTTCAACCGGTATCAGGCCTATCAGTCCAAGATTGAAAAGCAGTCCGCAGCAAAGAGTGAAGCCGAAAGCCTCCAAAACGCACTGATCCGCGAATCGGCCCTGGAGATTGAAAAAATGTTGCCAGGTGTCAACTCGGACCAACAGAACGAGGAGGTATGGGCATTGGCCGAATTTGCCAAAGGTCATGGTATCGGCGGCGATGTGCTCGAAGCGATCACCAATCCGTCAACCCGAATTATCACTGCCCAAGGCCAGGAATACGTCCTTGGCCCCGGAGCGGTAGATGTCGTCAAGATGTTGATCTCCATGAAGTCTTTCGAGGCCAACAAGGCAAGTGAACTGACAAAACAAATCGAGGAACGATTAACCAAAGAGGTTATCAACAAAATAAAATCAAATAATCCTTCTGCCTCATTTCGGTCCCTGGACCTGGCAGCTGGCAGCAGCGAAAAAGAGGTCGGCAATACCAACTTCAAGAAGGTATCCGAGTCCGACTTCTCGCGCATGTCCGAGGCCGAGCAGGCCGCATATCTAGGCGGTTAGCAATGGCATGAAGGGAAAGGATAATAAAACATGGGAGCTACCGAATTTGCATTAAACGATGCCTTGGCGGTGCAGAGATGGTCAACGTCTCTTGCTGTAGAGGCTGAGAAAACTCAGTATTTCAGGAAATTCATGGGCACCGGCCCGGACAATCTCATTGTCGTCAAGACTGAGCTCCAGAAGAAGGCCGGTGAGAAAATCACCGTTGGGCTCAGGATGAAACTGGCCGGAGACGGTATTGAAGGCGACAACGTCATTGAAGGGACCAGCGCAGAAACCGCGCTCGATTTCTACTCTGATTATGTGTTTATCGATCAGAGAAGGAAGGGCACCAAGAGCAAGGGAAAGATGACCGAACAGCGTGTCCCTTATAACCTGCGGAAAGAGGGAAGAGATGCCCTGGCCGTGTGGTGGGCCGAGGATTATGACGAACAGATCATGATGTATATGTCCGGCGCAAGAGGGGTTGATACCTCTTTCCACGTGGGCCTCGGTTATACCGGCAGGGCGAACAACAGCTTTGCTACCCCTGATACCGACCACAGGATTTTCGGCGGCAACGCAACCGGCCTTAGCGACATAGATTCTGCCGACAAAATGAAACTGGGCATTGTCGAGAAGCTGGTCAGCAAGATCGAGACCCTGGACCCGATGATACAGCCCTTCAGGATCAACGGCGAGAACAAGTATGTTCTACTTATGCACACTTTCAACGCCTACGACCTGAGGACCGCCATCAGCCAGCAGGATTGGCTGGAGATCCATAAGGCCACCGACGGCGCCAAGTCCCCAATTTACCAGAATGCCCTTGGCGAGTATGGGGGCATCATCCTCCATAAACACCGCAACGTAATCCGGTTCGACGATTCAACCGGGTGTGCGTCAGGCATAACAGCATCACGCTGTCTGCTCCTGGGCGCTCAATCGGCCATTATTGCATGGGGCGGCGACGGCGGCGAAGGACGTTACACGTGGAACGAAGAGACCGATGACCGCGGCAACGCCCTGGCCATCACTGCCGGGACCATCTACGGCGTGAAAAAATCACGTTTCAATTCCAAAGATTTCGGGATCATCGCCATAGACTGTTACTGCGTCGATCCGAATTAATGAATGCGTAATCAACACTAACACCGTTGGACCAAACTATTAATATCAAGGAGAAAATAACATGACTATTCATAAATCAGATGCAGTATCCTCCGGCATCATGCCGGATTTCGCCATTCCTGGGGTGGTGCTCTGCAGAAGCGCGGAGTTTGTCACTGCCGATGACACCATTGTGTCAGCCGATACCCTTCAGATGGTCCCGATTCCCAAAGGGGCCAAGGTTCTGAGGGTGGAATTTTACCATACTGCCCTGCCGGCCGGAACAACCGGGTGCGATGTGGGCTACGGTGGTGATCCTGACGCATTCCTGGCCGGTGTTGACGCTACAGGTTCCAATATCCGTATCTGGCCTGTTAATCTCGCCGCCGGGCCCACTAAGACCACCTTTCGCAACCTGGCAGGGCTTCTGCACACCTTCACGGCCGATGATACCATCGATATCGCCTTTACCAAGCTGGCGACCAAAATTCCTACGTCTCAACATTTACAGATGACCGTCTGGTACAAGATGACGGGCGTCCTGGCAGACGAGGAATAACAATCAACCTGAACAAGGCCGCCGGGGGGATGAACCCCCGGCTGCATAACCCAAGGAGGATGGGATGGAATTCATACTGAGTTACACAGGCAGAAAAAAGCCGGCTACGATAAAGAATCCCAAACTAAAAAAGGGATATGTCTTTTGGCCGGGACAACCTGTGCCAGTAGACGAAGGGGACGCCGGATGGCTGATGTCCGTAAACCCTGGCATGTTCGATCTGGTTGTAAAAGTTTTAAAAGCAGAAAAACAACAAGTTGAGGCGCCCGTGCAGGAGTCGCCTGTCGAGGAACCGGTGCAAGAAAATGAGCAGGAGCCCAGCCTGAAAAGGCCCCTGCGGATGACCAAGCAAGAGCTCATAGACGAGCTCAAAGACAATCTCATTGAAACAGACGGTAACGAAACACGGATGCAGCTCATAGACATGGTCAGAAAGATTAGAGGGTTAGCAACACCAAACGAGGACTGATCCAATGACAGACGCTGAATTGACTACACTCATTAGGAGAATGACCTTGTCCGAGGCCCCTGGAGGCCTGGGATCCAGTATTCTGGCAACCGCAAAAGCCGAGGCGATCAATCTGCTGGCCCAGCTGATTACATCTGCCAGCCCTGAATCCTTTGAAAAGAAGGTCGTGATATCCCCTACCAATACCAATGTCCCTATATTCGCCATCCCGTCTGACTGCAGGAGCGTGAAAAAGATTTGGGATTACTACGGTACCGCTGGAACCATATCTGCCATAGCGGACAATGGAAGCGGTTTGATCCGCGTAACCCATGACATGACCCTGGAAGACGGTCAGGTCATCACCATTCATGACGTCGCCGGCTGCACCGAGGCCAACGACACCTGGCAGGTCGATTATGTGGACGCGACCAATGTGGACCTTGTGGGATCCACCTTTACAAACGCCTACACATCAGGCGGCAGGATCTTCATTGAAAGGCCTGAAACATACGAATACCCATTGACACGCAGGGGATCTAATTTCAGTTCAGCGAATGACGATACAAAATTCTATTCCAGGAAAGACAATATCATTATAGACGACCCTGAATTCACCAACGACATTATTGTCCTTTACAGGTATTTCCCGAGCGCTCTTTCCGAGATCCCCGATCATCTGCATTTCGGCATCTACGCCTTCGCATCCATTATGCTGATAGGAAGCCCCACTTCGAAAGACCCGAACTACGGCATATTGCAGAAAAACCTGACCCTGTGCCAAGGATTGTGGGATACCGCCCAACGCCTGGCCAAATCTTACAGGCCCGTTCTGGAAAACGACAATATATCAGACGAACGCACGATAAAGAGGTGGATATAGAGCCATGGGAACCATTCTTTGCCAGGACATAGTCGATGCAGCCGAGGTCCTGTTGTACGACACAGGCAATGCAAAATGGACTGAGGCCGGTCATTTTACGTGGCTGAAGGACGGTCAGAGGTTTTGCGCCCTGATAAAGCCGGACATCAGCATCCAAACGTCAGCGATTATCCAGGTCGCAGGCGTTAAGCAGTCGATATCAGGAAGCCACCTGATAGCTGTCACACGGAACATGGGGACAGACGGAACTACACCCGGGAAAGGCGTCAACCTGGTTTCTATGGCAGACATGAACAGGCTTAACCCGGATTGGACTACAGACACGGCTAGCGCAATTGTTGACTTCTATATGTACGATCCCAAGAACCCGAATGTCTATTATGTGTCACCGCCTCAGCCGGCAACCGGTTTCGGGTACCTGGAGATCATTCAGGCCATATCCCCTACAGATCCTGCGGCCATCGGAAACGCCATTACCATAGACGATATCTATGCGCCGGTGCTCATAAACTATATCTGCCACAGGGCATACCTGATGGACGCACCGTTCAGCCCGTACAGCCAGGTCATGGCCGATAAATACCTCCAGTATGTCATTACGGCCCTTGGAGGCAAGGACGTCAAAGAACAATCCGACGCACCGACAGAGGAGAAAAGATCCGAATGACCGTGATCTATATCCCATACTGCAAGGGTGAAAGACCGATATTCAACCCCCAGGCCCTTGCCAATGTAAACGCCCAGCTCGCTATCAATGCAGATTTAAAAGACGGCGGCATCCGGTCTATCTATGCGCCAGGCGATGTCATTGCATTGAGCGGGATCAGCGTTGACCCCCTTGAGATCTTCAAGGTGACATACGGGTCAACCACTTTTTGGGCATTATCCGCATGCCGGGCCAGCTTCTGCAAGGCCCCGATGGCATCATCTGCAGGCCGGTTTTTCTGGACAGACGGCGTTCGATTCAAGAAATCAGACTACAATGTAGCGTCAAACACTGGCGTATCTATCAGTACAGGCACATACGGAAAATATGGTTCAGGCCTCAAATGGGGCGACGGCAGCCTTTGGGGCATGGGTGCTGTCACAACAGTAGTCAGCTACGGCGAACCGTGGGAGTATTACGGTGGAGGCCTGCCAAAACCAAGCACAAAGCTCACCCTTGCATTACAGGGCGCCGGCACGGTATTGCAGGACTCTGTTTCCTATGTCTGGTCGTGGGTGACCCCGTGGGGCGAAGAAAGCCAGACCTCCGACCCGACCGATGTTTACGACGTCAATGTCGGGGAATATCCGAGGCTGTCCGCTTTTGATGAACCGTCAGACCTGGACTATCCCTATAATGTCATTGGGATAAAGATCTACAGGATCAATACCGGCACAAATGCAAATGCGGAATATCAGGAGATAACAGAGCTTTATGACTCGGTAGATGGGACATACAAGAAGATCTGCGACCTTGCAAATGGGACGGGATCAATCGAGGTTTCCGGCACGGCCGTAACCGGGACGTTGACAACCTTTTCATCAGACGGGATCTCCGCAGGGGATTATATCCTCTGCAGGGGCCAATGGCTGAAGGTGGCATCTGTAGACAGCGAAACCGCAATAACCCTTGATGGTTCAGGGGCAAGTGTCGATATCCCTAAATGGTCCCCGTTTAAATTCGGGACATCCTGGCTGACAACAGACGGATACCTGGACGATGTAAACCTTGCATCGGAGATGACGGACACGGCGCTGTTGGGTGATACCATTGTATCCGAGGACTGGACCGAGCCGTATGACACGATAGATAACCTTGTTGTCATGACCAATAATTGCTTTGCCGCGTCCAGGAACAATGAGTTCTACGTCTTTGAGCCGGGCTATCCATTCACAGCCCCGATCAAGTACCAGGGGGTCACCACGGACGATATCCAGGCCCTTGGGGTTTCCGGCAATTCTGTTATTGCTGCGACCAAGTCGCACCCCTATGTGTTCACGTGCGATGACCCGAACAATATCACAATCACCGTGATCCAGGAAAAACAAAGCTGCCTGTTCAAAAGGAGCATGGTTTCAGGTGACGGCTTCTGCGCATGGGCCAGCCCTGACGGCATCGTGCTATATAGCTTTTCAGGCGGCATGATGCTGCTGACAAAAAATATATTCACGAAGTCTCAATGGAAAGAGCTGTTATCGACCGATACGTCGTCATCGGCAACAACATTTGACAAAAAGCTTGTGTCTTTCCTGTATGACGGCAAATACATAACCTTCTTTGAAGGCACAAACAGCGGCTTTTCAATCGATCTGGCGACCGAAGACGCCAGCGAGGCGTATGCGAGGTTCACCCTCCCGCCCGGGTATATGGTCTATGGAGGGTGTGTGGATCCCATAACAGATACCCTTTATCTCCTGATCAAATATGATGCCGCTTACTATATCAAATCGTGGGAAGGCGCAACAGACAAGCTGACAACCGTTTGGAAATCCAAAAAGTTTTATTATACGGCCCCGACCGTGATCTCGTGCGGCGTGATAACCGGCGACTATACCATAGGTGTTTTGCTCAGGGTTTATGCAGATGGCGTCCAGGTAGGCGGCGATATCGTCGTAAACACGAATACCCCGTTTTTATTCGGCACGGGCGCAGGTTCCCCCCCCATCATGCAGTGGGACACGTCCTATGACATGGTCCTGTGGGACGGAGGTTTTGACCGGGTATTGTGGCAGGACACGACCGATGTAAACGCCGTTAAGCCGGCCAATACATGGGAGTTCGAGATCATCGGATCAGAGGATATTAACCCGAAGATGCTGTTTGCAACGACCATGCAGGAGCTCATGAAGGCGATACAGGATGTCTAGGACAACCAAACTTCCGGTAATCCCGTTAATCAAGAACGTGCCTGCCGACGTTGCAAGGTACCTGAACATATTTAAGGCGATCCTCGATGTGTTCAAGGGCGATACGGGAGATGAGCTGGATCGAGTTGTCACATTCAGAGACTTGGCTAACGGTGAGGCCAATCTGGCAGATCTCGGGGATGTCCAGGTATCGAACCTACAGGATTGGGATGTCCTGGTCTATGATTCACATCTTCAAAAATGGGTAAACAAAGAAACATTGAAAGGACAATAAAATGCCGATCACATTCCCTACCACATTAGACTCTTTTTCAGCCAAAGTTGACAACACCACGGCCATCGAGGCGGTCAACATAAACGATGTGCAGTCCGCAATCGAAGCGCTGGAGGCAAAGGTCGGGATCAATTCCAGCCTGGTTTCAGCAAGCCTGGATTACAAGGTCAATAATTTTTTCGTTGCCGGCCGGATCCTGTGGCTTTACGAAGACACGGCGCCTACAGGATGGACCTATGTAGCTGCCATAACGGATACGGTCCTGGCGGTCAAGGGAGGGGCGCAGGCATACAATGTCGCTGGAGGCAACCCCGACGGCGTCGCATCGTGGACCGGCCCGGACTGCATACTCACGGCCGCACAGATGGCCCACAACCACCAGTTTTACAACTTTGTGGCCGCAGACTCGGATGCGCAGGTCTACGACACGGACGGCGTTGAAAAGGACATGACCCAGGACGTTGCGGCAGGCAGTGCCGCACAAATGGCAGTCACCACATCCAGCATCTATGTCAACAGGGCGCTCAATTTTGACGGCTTCACGAAAGATATCAACAAGGTTCTAAGCCCGACCGCCCATAACCACGGATCCACCTACCGGCCGAAGGCCAGCGTCGGGATCCTCGTTGAAAAGGATTAAAAAACTATGTTCTGCGATGGAAAATGTATCAATGGAAAAAAACGCTGCGGGATGTATGCAGAACTGATCACCCAAAAGCAGGGGGCGCAGCCTGAAAAGATCGACCGGTGTATATTCTATGCCATCCTGGACCTGGGAAAGGCATCCCTGGATTCCATAAACCGGCTGCATGCGGCCATGAACAGCGCAAGAAACGAAGATGTCGAGACCGGGAAGGATCTGACAAAGACCATTGCAACGGGATTTCTCGGTATGATCCACATGTTTTCCGGCAACGATGAGGCGACTAAAAAGATCAGGGACCTGGGCGCCTTATCTCTTGGGGTCATCGAATCCAAAAAACAAGAGGCATTGACAGGCGGGGAATAAATGAAATTCTCATTTCTGCCATACACGATTGACAAGGAAGGGCTTCCGACACTCAAGAATTCAGACCTGAGATTTATCTTTCAGCTGATCGAGATGTCTGGAGGCCTCGACAAGGTGTTCTTCTCAAGCGGGCTGGATAATGCAGATGCCTTCATCGAACGGGTCAAAAGCCCGAACATGTTATTCTGCGCCCTTTACAGGTTGAAAGACAGGGATCTTGTCGGGTTCATCGCGTTCGATACATTTAAAGACAACACCTGTTTTATCCACGCATATCTGTGGCAGCCCTCCAAGGACCTGGTCCTCGATCTCAAGAGAATCATTTCGGACATAATGGATATCCTGGATTTGGATGTTGTCATGGCATTGACCCCACTGCCGGACGCCGTTCGTTTGGGCAAGCTGGTCGGGTTTAAGCATGTCGGCATAATCCCTAATGCGGCAAGGTCCTATTATAACAACGAAACCGTTGATTCGACACTATTGTATTTCACAAACAAGAGGTAAGCAGACATGAAAATTATAACTAGATGTGTCATCGACATTAAATCACTAGAGACGCTCGAGGAGGAATCCTTTGAGTACAATGGCCCCATCGGCGGCTGCCTGGATTTCGGGAGCACGACAACCGAGTCAACATCTGTTGACACGAATTACAATGCCATTATCGCAAGTTTGATGTCTGAGGAATTTGGCATATTCAAAGAGATGTATAACACCTATAAGTACGGCACTCAGACAGGTGCCAACGATGTGCAGCTAACTAAGGAGCAGCAGACCTTGAAACGAATGGCCGACTCGGGCGACATGGCCTCTGCGCTCAAGTGGAAAAAGCTGGTTTCACAAAACAACTGGACCGTTGACCCGGCCACAGGAAATGTCACAACCCCGACATTCAGCGGCATATCTCAACAAAAACTGGAAGAACAGCAGCTCCAGGGTGAGTATGAGTTGCTGCCCATGCAGCTCGACCTTGAAAAACAGAAATTGCAATCTGATTTACAGCTGATGCCCGGCATGACCAAGGCAAAACAAAGCCTGGTCGATATGGCGAACCAGGGGGTTGATGTGAAAAGCAGGATGGACAGGGCCCAGGCCGATGTCGAACAGGCCGCAGGGATCGCGTCAAAGTCGGCCCGCAATCTGGCATTCAGGGAGAACATCGACCCGACAAGCGGCGCTTACATGGATATGCAGAGAGGCCTGTTGATGGACAAAACCCGTGGCATTGCAGGGGCCAGAACGGCCGCCAGGGACGTGGCAGAGGATGAGACATTCGAAAGACTCAGCAAGATTGCCCAAATGTAACGAAAGGAGAATGAGAAATGTATAGGGGAATCATGGAGGGTCAAGGATTGACCTCGGTGCAGAAACAGTTGGTCCAGAAGATAACACCTGAGAGTGTTAAGAAATTGACGGATATGATCTACGGATCCACCGCTGTCGGCAACATGGATTTACAAACCCAGCCGGGCGGGACAGGCAAAACCGTGGAAGGCGATCAGGAACAGAAATACGGATTATTCTCGTTTTAATGAGGTGAAACCATGGCAATGATGAGCAGCAGCGGATTGAGAACCAGAAATCCGGATTACTACGGCCGGGCGATGAACGCGAGGGCTAGAGGGTCTGCCCTGGCAACCCGCCTTCAGGCAGGCGCCAAGAGGACCGTTAAAAGCAAGCAGTCTACAGAGGCCCAGGTTGCAAACGCCCTGCTGCTTGGGAGCAGCGGATATAAGCTCGGGAAAGAGATTTACAAGGGCATTAAAGGCGCCGGCACAGCCGGTGAAGCAGCAGCCGAAGGCGCATTGTCAGGGCTCGGGGCAGATACGGCTATTGGTGCAGTGGAAACCGCATTGGGCGGTAATGCCGCAGCTGCCGAAATCGCAGGAGGCGGGGCGGGTACAGCGGAACTGGGCGCACAAATAGCTAATAGCGCGGATTTGGCCATCGGGTCAACGGCGGAGACGATAGGTGGAGCCGAAACTGCAGCAGCCGGGGCAGAGGCACTGGCCGGCACAGAGGCGGCCACAAGTATTTGGGAAACCATTTGGGCTTTTCTGTAACAGGAGATAACGGCCATGAGATACGGACACGTGAACGAGAATTTAGCCTATATCGGCGCCATACAGGATAATGTCAGGGGCATTGTAGGCGATCTGCAGCAATCCAGGTCAAACGACACATTCGAGAAACTGAAGAGCGGCGAGATGACCATGGACAAGATCGGATCGGATCCTGTAGAGCAGGCAGCCCTCCAGAACTACAAGGTCTATGATATCGAACAAATGGCCAATAAGTACGCAGGCATGGACTTTGATCAGCTGTTGGGTGTCAACCCGTCAAAGGAGGCCAATCCCCTGCATGCGACAATGGCATACGCCAAGGTCCTCGGGGATTATGCAAAGACAGACGAGGTCAAACGGGCCACCCTTTCGGCAAGGTTCAAGATGGCCGAGGAAAGTTATAGAGATTTTGACGCCGGCCGGAATCTTGTCAATCAATACATTGCAAATGGCCAGCTCGACATGGCCGGCAACGCGGCAGCGCAAACCCTGAAGAATTCAAAGGGCTTCTACTCTGGAGAGTATGACCCGAAGAAAAAGGTCCTGAACCTCTACCGGGCCTCCATGAACCCGAACGATATGGGCAAAGAGATAAAGTTCGTCGAGGCCGTGCCAGTAGCAGACATCGGCAAACGCATGAACGAGATCCAGCCGGAGCAGTATGTCAAGCAGACCGCACTCAGTATGATGGCGGCCAGCGTCCAGAATCGGGATGCGGCCAATAAGCCCGTATCTTTCTATAATCCTGAAACGAAGGATACCATGACGGTAATCCCGATCATCGACCTGAACAACCTGAGCAACCGGTATTTCAGGGCATACGATTCAAGGGGCAACGAAACGCAGATACCCAATGTCACAGCCCTGATGAATATGGGCTACAAGCCGATTGGTGATTACATCCAGATGGCAAAGGGATCTGCAGAGGTGCAAAAGATACAATCAGAGACGCAGGCCAATCTGGCAAAGGCCTTTAAATACAAAAGCGAGGGTGTAAAAAATCTGAGGGGTGATGACGGAAAAGCAGCTGGTGCAAAGAAAGCAACGAACAAGGAGGTACTTGATTGGTATAAGACAGCTTATCCAGCCGACCCGGTTTCAGGTCAAAGGCCTGCAAATGCCCCCGACCTCGATGCATTTTCGAGAAGCGCAGATACCTTTGGTTTAAATAATGCCAAGGACGGACTAAGCCTATTTAATCTCATGGATAAAGAAGCTGAAATATCCAGCATGGAACAAGGCGAAGCCAAAACCGGAAAGCAAAAGATTTTGGACCAAGCCAAGAATAAGCTGTTCAAACAAAACCCTGCCATGAAACAGTATTATGATGAGGCAGTTAAAAACGCCCAGGCCATGAAGGAAAAACCAACCAGTGTGCCCAAGAGTATTTCTCAGGACGGCGGCAAAAAACCCGCAGCAGAAACAGAAACAGGCACAGAGCCGGTCCAGGGCGAACCTGAACCAATCGAAGGAATGACAGAGAAGCCAAAATCCGTACAAGATGACAACATGACCGTCAAGGAGTTTATCCCTTACCTGTTAAAACAGGGATACAGTCCTGAAAAAGCAAACTCATATGCGAATGCAGTCGGCAAGAAATTTACAGGAAAGAATGGCGCAAAGGTCCGATCGTATGATGAATTTAAATCAGAACTTGGAAAATTATCGGAAGACTTTAAAGACAGCGACATCCCTAAGATATGGAATGCCTATGTAAACTTCATGAAGGGGTTCGGAAAAGGCGTGATCGCATATGACAAGGCCTTATTGACCCCTTATAGAATGCTCGGAGAGATGAAGATCCCTGGAACCAAAGGTCTAAAAGAAAAGGGAAAATAAGAAAATGCCTACAGTTGACGAACTGTTATCACAGATCGACGAAAATACAAGCGGTATCAAGGGGAAGCCAATCCCCAGAGACGTCACCAGGGACATGTCCGTTGATGACATGCTGGCCATGGTCGATGAGGTAGGGGTTGAACCTGTCGCAGATGCTGACCCTGGTGTATTCTCCGCTTTAGGGCGTGGCGTCGCCCAAGGGTTTCTTGAAATCCCTGCAATGGCAGGCCAGGCCCTGCAATTCGCAGGCGCAGAAGACGTAGGAAAGTCTATCGAGGATTGGTCAAAGGAAACATCTGAAAGCCTGCTGGGAAAAGAGCCGGAGTATAAGGGATTAAACAAGATCATCTATGAAGGGACAAAGATGCTGGCCCCGTCCATTGTGCCGGCGGGAGTAGTCGGGACAGGGCTCAGATCATTGTTCAAGATCGGAAAGATTGTCAAGGCCGCGAAGGCCGCGAAGACCGCTGCTGAATCAGCTCAATTACTTGCTAAGGCTGACAAGTTAGCAAAGGTTTCCACAAACATAGCTTCCGGGAGCACAGCCGGTCTATTTGGATTGTCCCAGGCGCAGCAGACAATCCAGAACGCAGAACAGACTGCAAAGCAATACGAGGCCCAGGGCCGCTTTGAAGAGGCGGCAAAGGCCCGAGAAGCGGCTAAAGGCTGGGCTCCTTATGTTTCAGGCGGTATTGAGGCGGCCGGAGAATACCTTGGGACAAAATACCTAGGTAAACTGCTCGGATTGGACGAGGCCACGGCATTCAAGCGCGGCGGCAAGGAACTGGTAAAGGATTTCCTGAAGACCCTTGGCGTGGAGGTCGGTACAGAATTCGGACAGTCCGGCGGGGAATCAGCCGTAGAAAAGGTGTCCGGGATCCGGCCGGAGGCCCACCCGCTTAAAGAAGCCCTGGACGTTATAGGTCCTACCGTGTGGATGACCATATTGACCGGTGGTTTTGCTACCGGTGCAAATATGATCAGGCCAGACCAGCAAGACAACACAGCCCTTGATGACCAGTTTATTGGAGATATCCAGCGCAAGCTGTCCGACCCGAACGATCCCCTTGACGAAGCCACCGTCAAAACCCTGCTCAAACAGCCTCAGTTCGCCCACTTGAAAGATAGATTACAGGGGGTACTTGATACATACCAATCACAGCCCGCTGGTGAAGGACCGGTGGAGACCCCCCAGGCTGCACCTCCTCAGCCTGCTCCACCGGTCACACCTCCAGAAGAACCTGCTCAGGATATGCAGGAACAGCCACAGCCTATTGATGAGCCTTTTGAACGGAATAGGTTCTGGAACAGGTCCGGCGGTGAAATACTTGAGGACCTTACATCGAAAGAGGCCTATTTAAAACAACATTTTACAGGAGCGCCGTCCGTTATATCGGATATGTTTTCGGCAGGCGTGACGAAAGGAGTCCAGAGTGCCAGCCAAATACGAAGCGATGAAGGAGAAGTTTATCAGCCAGGGATTGAGGACCAAGGACGCGAAGACGAAGGCGGCCAAGATATACGTGGCGACATCGAAGGACCGGTCAGCGGCGGCGAAGCGCCTGCAGAAGGACAGGTAGAGCCAGAGACTGAGCCGACAGTTGACGAACTGCTCGCTCAATTGGATGAGCCTGCATCACAGCAGGAAGCAGCCAAATCAAGCCGTGGTGAGGAGAAAGGCGCCGAGCCTGTCCCTGCTATGCATCAGCCAGAGGCTGGTCAACCAGTCGGCTTACCAATAATCGAAAAGGAGGCAATACCCAGTGAACCGGAACAACAAGACGTGCGGGGGCGGACGGAAGGGGAAGTAGCGAAACAACCTTTTGAGATGAGCCGGGAAGATGTTGTATGGCAGGGTTTTGCTCCTGATGGCATGGACACTGATCGCGCACTTCAAGGACGACTGAAGCGTTGGGAGAAAATACAAAAAGAAGCGGCTGCAGAAGGACGCACTGTTGAGGCGGTTGAGCAGGCTATAGCCAAAGAAAAGGCAAGAATCGAACGGGCCAATTCCCACCGCGCGGCTGTTCAACAAGCTATTAAAGAAGGCAAGATCACATCGCATCCAGATTATCCAGAACTCGGCAAGCCAACCGTCAAGGAATCTTTGACAGTTGAAAAGCAAGAACAAGAAAAAATAGAGGCAGCGGTAATAAGGGCAAATGGAAAAATCTTTAAAGGTAAAACTCACGGTCAAGCAATAGACCAAGCTGAAACCGCCGGGGAGATAACCTTTGATGAAGACGGAGATATTTTAGACAAGGAAGGCAACCCACTTAACCGTGATGGGAGCATTGACCTTTTCATTACAAACTATGGCCGAATTTTAAACCGTTTTGAAGCATTGAATGAGTTTGGTATTGCCTCTGGAGAAGGCCTGCAAAAAGGTTCTAAGGTTGCAGAGGCGGTTGAACGATCCATGAAAGATCATGTTTCTAAGCAGGGGAAAAACGACCTCACCAACGAGCAGATCAAGGAGAACGTAAAAAGGGCGCGAGAGACCGCCAAATCAACCCGTAGCGAAGCGCAGGCAGAAAAGCCTACCCCTGACCTGCCGCAGACCGAAGCTGTAACGCCCGAACCGAATGAGGCGCAGGAGCAACCGGATCACAGGCATCAATGGGAATCAGAGATAAGATTTTTCAGATCAGGAAAAAGCAAAAATGCAGAGCTTCCAGATGGCGAAAAAGTTATTTTAAATATAGGCTCGACTCCCAAGAATTTTCTTGATTTGAATAGATCATTTTTTGATTCAATATGGAAAAACAAGAAAAGTGGTTACAAGCCAAAGACTGTTCCTGAAACAAAACCAGAGGAACAACCTCTCGATAAGTTAAGACGTGACCTTGAGAGCAAAGGAGCCGGCAGGATCGGCAATTCAGATTTCAGTATCCAACAACTCAACACTGGATTAAAGAGTTTCTACTATCAAAAAGTCAAGAACGGCGTAAGATACGAAAAAGGCCCTGGATATCCAGCTTCATGGAGCCGCGAAAGAGCAATCGAAGAGGCCATGGAAGAAGCGGAAAGGGAAGCTCCGCAGGTGCCTGCAGGCGAGGATCAATATGGCCGACAATGGGATAATGATTTAACCAAAGCCGGTAGAAAGAATATCGCTCTATCCATTGGATGGGGCGAGGCTGAAAGTGAACGGGTATCAAAGACAATATGGAGACATCTTAAACAAGGACACCGCAATGTCTTAATCAAGAATAAAGATAAGTGGGAACAGTCTAAGACTAAGCAAAAGCCACAAGAAAAGATAGAAGAAAAGACCATTAAAGTCTTTACGAATATTAGCGAAGGGGTCCAGGGGATCGTTACAGAGGCACCTAATGGATTTAAGGTTATACAGCAGGATGTGGACTCCGGTGAGGTTATAGGCATATTTTTTCTTGATGATCGTAAAAAGGCATACGACAAGGCCCACCGTGTTGCAAACATGCCAGCGCCGCACGCCCTGTTTGAAGGGGATTACATCGATGAGAAAGGATATATCCGGCTTTCCAAAGAGCGACGAAAGAAAATTATTGAATATCTGTTCAAGGGTAAAACCGGATCTAAAAAAGACCCGCAGGTAATTTTGACCGGAGGCCTGCCAGGGGCCGGGAAATCCACAGGAAAGAAAGGCATCGGATTCGATAAGGAAAAACTCAGGAACTTCGTTGAAGCGGATCCAGACGCGATAAAAGAACTGGCCGGATATGGTCACAGGGCTGATGATATTCATGAGGAAAGCAGCGAAATTAATAATGAGGTTGTAGAAAAAGCGCTGGATGAGCGCTACGACCTGGTATATGACTCTTTGATGTCGAATTATGCCAAGGCCAAAAGAATCATCGACAAGACATTGGCATCTGGAGGAAGGATATTTATTGCGTTTACTGAGATTAGCGCAGAAACCTCACAGGTCAGGTCCCAGGTTAGATACTGGAAGCAGGAGACAGACAGGCTTATCAAGGAGTCTGTATCAATAAAAGGGGCGAACTACTCTCTTCCGACGTTTTTAAAGCTGATAGACGAATACGAAGACAACCCAAAAGTAAACTGGATATTACTCGAAAACAATGAAGACCAAGTAGGTGTTATCCAGATTAAGCCGGTTCGTGTAGCACAAAAAAAGCTCGGTGAAACGACAGTTCTAAACCCGGAAACATTTGACAAATTCAAAAAAATTGGTTATAGTGAAGTAAAAGGGGGTAAGAAATATGCGAGAGGTGGACAAAGAGAAATTACGGAATCTGACCTCAGACGGGAGGCCATCAGCAGACGAGTTGGGGATGTTATTCGCGGATGGGCTGGAACGCCACGTGAGGGATTTAGCCAAAGAGATGAAGCCCTTGCCGAAAGAGAAGAACCAGGAAAAGAACAAGAAGTAATCCCTCAAGTACCTCCAAAGAAAAAAGCCGCTGAATCTACAGCGGATGAGCTCCTTGCCGAATGGGACAGACAGGCCGCGGCACTCCAAGAACAGCCAAAAAACGAAACACAGACTAAACCAGCAAAAAAGCCGACGGCCAGAGATAAGTCCGAAGAGGTAAGGGACCACATCTCTAAAGCCATGGATGTCGTCAGGCAGATTAACAGCATCCTGGGCGAAGAAGGATCGATAGGGGCAGGAGATCAGGTTGATCAAACCAAATGGGAAAAAATCAAGCCGCTCCTGAAGATTGCATGGGACGAGGTTTTAGCCGCAGGAAAGTCTGCGGAAGAATTTGTTGCTATCGTCTTAAAGTCGTTGAGTCCAAAGGGCAGACCGTATTTCAAGAAATTCATAGAGGAGGAGATCCATGAACAGATACGAATACCTGCTAAACGAATACCTGGAGGAGAAGCAGCCCGAGAAGCATCGGAAGATGAAGGTGTCGGGAACTCTGGACAAATACCTGCAGAAGAGGTCGAGAGCGGCGATAAAGCAGAAGTGTACGATGATAAGATCGGGGATGCCGGAGAACATGGCGGAAGAAGTGGTGTTGAGCGACCTTATGCCATAGAAGATTACCGCATCACAAAGGCCGATGAACTCGGACAGGGCGGCCCGAAGGCCAAATTTCGCAACAACATTGCAGCAATCAAACTCATATCAGACCTGAAAGACAGGCAAGCTACGCCTGAAGAACAATCAATCCTTGCAAAATACGTTGGATGGGGAGGCCTATCCCAGGCCTTTGTCAGACCGGACGGCACAGTCGCCAAAGGATGGGAAGCCGAGGCCTCCGAGTTAAAAGACCTTCTCCCACCAGAAGAATACGCAGCTGCTCGATCTTCCACTCAAGATGCCCACTACACCAGCGAACCAGTAATCAAGGCGATATACAGCGTTATCAATCGATTCGGCTTCAAGGGCGGGAAAGTCCTTGAACCATCCGTAGGGGTGGGAAATTTTATCGGCCTTATGCCTGCATCGATGAAAGGCAAGTCCCATATAACAGGCGTCGAAATCGATTCTACCACAGCAACTATCGCCAAACAGCTTTATCCTAAACAAAACATTGTCCATTCCGGATTTCAGGATTTCACCATAGCGCCGAACTCATTTGACCTTGCTATAGGAAACCCCCCATTCGGAGCTAAGACGATTTTTGATCAAAAGCATCCCGACCTGAAACACTTCTCAATACATAATTTTTTCTTCGCAAAGAGCTTAAAGGCGTCACGCCCGAATGGCGTTATGGCCATGGTTGTTTCCTCCAGCATGATGGATAAACGTGGCGGGGCCCAACGCGAATGGATTTCAAGCAGGGCCGAACTGATAGGGGCCGTGAGGCTTCCGAATGTGGCATTCAAGGGGAGCGCAGGAACGGAGGTAACAACGGATATCGTATTTCTCCGAAAGCTTGATGAAGGGGAAAAGGTATCCGGCCATAAATGGCAAGAGCTGGGGCAGGTAACGGGGCCCGATGGCATAAAATACAATATCAATGAATATTATATCGCTCACCCCGAAATGGTCCTGGGTGATATCGGCCCCAATAAATTGCACCCTGGGGAAATAAAGAACGGCGTTTATGATGCAATCCCCGGCCTGCTTCCAAGGGACGATTGGAGTGAAGCCGTTTTAAACGAAGCCCTATCAACCCTTCCTGCTCATATTTACAAAAAAGGCAAGCCGATTGAGCAAGTCGAGTCTGCAAAGACTATCGTGGCCGATGCGGGGTTTGCAAGGCCCTTTGGATTTACCCTTGATAAGAATGGCCGTGCTGTCAGGAGACTTCCGGACGTAAATGGTGAGCAGGTCTTTGAGCCCGTCTTGTTTTCGGGTGAACCGCTGCAGGGTACAAGGCTTGACAGATTCAAGGGCATGTTAAGGATCCGGGACGTCCTCCGGCAGTTGATACAGGCAGAGATCAACGACAGTCCAGGTATGGACATTCTTAGGAAGCAGTTGAATTCCGTCTATGATAATTTTGTAAAAGAGTACGGTTATCTATCGTCTTCTGCCAATGACGCCATTTTTGCGGATGACCCTACCGATTACCCTTTATTAGTGTCACTTGAGACCGATTATGACAAAGGGGTCTCAAAACTTGTAGCCAAAAAGACGGGCGAGAAAGCACGACAGCCCAGCGCATCAAAAGCAAATATATTCAAGGAAAGGATCCGGCAGCCATATCGAGCAGCAGACAAGGCTGACAGTACGCAGGACGGGCTGGCCATTGTATTGCGAGAGGATGGGGTTGTCGATATAGCAAGGATCGCTGCGCTTACCGGGAAGTCCGAGGAAGACACAATCAAGGAGCTGGCCGGGCTGGCATTCCTGGATCCTAAAACCGAAGCATGGGAGACAGCGGATTCATACCTTTCAGGCAACGTAAAGAAGAAACTGGCCGAAGCCAAAGACGCGGCCACGAAGGATGACCGATTCATTGAAAATGTGAAATCCCTTGAAAAGGTGCAGCCGAAAGACGTGCCATCGGAGCTAATCCGATTCAAGGTCGGCGCAACATGGATACCCGCTGATATTTATCAAAAATTTGCAGCAGATGTTCTGCAGAGCCCCACTACCAAGATTGCATACAATGAAAATGTTAATATATGGACGGTTTCAGGTGACAGCCGCGTATCATCCCCATTGCAAACGGATCGTATATCGGCGGTTCAGATCCTTACAGATTTATTGAAAAACAAGGACATCGCCATATGGGATAAGGATAATGATGGGAAAAGATATATAAATCAAGAGGAGACTATCAAGGCCAGGGCAAAAGCCGATGAGATGCATAAGGCCTTCTACGATTGGGCCATGGATGACAATGACATCCGGGACCGGTTGACGGTCCTGTTCAACGAGAAGGTTAATACGACTATCGAGATTAAGACAGACGGCTCACACATGATCTTTCCCGGAATGGGCATTGTCAATTCAGGCGTTAAACGTGACGACCAGCTGTTGCCGCATCAGAAAAATGTAGTATGGCGCATGATCCAAAAGGGCAAAGGTTTGCTGGACCATGTCGTAGGGTCCGGTAAGACCTTCTCTGCCATTGCTGCAGGCATGGAAATGAAAAGAATGGGCATGGTGAATAAGCCCATGTATGTTGTCCCGAACCACCTTGTGCAGCAGTGGGCCATTGAATTCCAGCGCCTATACCCGGCGGCCAATGTGCTGGTTATCGGAAAGAAGGATTTTGCAAAGGCCAATAGACAGACTTTTCTAGGCAGGATTGCAACAGGGTCATGGGATGCCGTTCTGATGGCGCATTCATCGTTCGGTTTCATTAAGATGCCGTTTGAATTTGAGATGAAGTTTTATCGGGACCAGGTCGCCCAGTACGAAGAGGCTATAACGGAGCTGACCGCATCGGAGGGTAAAAAATCCAGAACTGTAAAGCAGATGGAGGAGGCAAAGGACCGGCTTGTAGAAAAATTAAAAGCCCTTGCCGATAAACCTAAAGACAATGTCGTTGATTTCTCGGAACTCGGGGTGGACAGCTTGTTTATCGATGAGGCCCATGAGTTTAAGAACCTCTTCTATGTGACCAAGAGGCAGCGAGTTGCAGGGTTAGGCAATCAGCAGGGGTCAAAAAAAGCGTTTGATATGTTTGTGAAAACGCAATTTGTCCTAAGCCAGAATAACGGGCGGGGGGCCTTTTTCCTCACCGGGACGCCAGTTTCTAACTCCATAGCCGAAATGTACACCATGATGCGCTATTTGGACTATGACCGTTTATCTAGCATGGGCATCAAACATTTCGACCAGTGGGCAAATATGTTCGCTGAAGTTCAAGGTGATTGGGAGGTTGACCCGACAGGGACACGCTATCGTCTGCAGTCCAAAATGGATTTTACCAATTTGCCCGGTCTGATGTCATTCTATAAAGACTTCTCAGACGTCGTATCAACAGCGGATCTCCAGAAGATGGCCGCAGAGCGAGGCCAAATCTGGCCGATACCCGATGTCAAGGGTGGCAAGCCTTTCAATGTAATAGCCGAACGATCTGATTATCAAAAAAACTTTATGGAATGGGTTGTAGATCGATTCGACAATATGCCGGATGACCCGCGGGAGGACAATCCCCTGAAGGCCACAGGCGACGCGATGAAGGCGTCTCTGGATATCCGCTTAATCAGGCCTGATCTTCCAGATTTCGCAGGATCAAAGGTCAATCTGGCAGTAGACAACATCATGCGGAAATATCAGGAGTGGAATCACAAAAAAGGTGCACAGTTGGTTTTTTGTGACCTATCCGTCCCACAGAAGGCTGCGTCCAAGCATGCGGCAGAGATATCGGCGTTACGCATGAAAATCAAGGAAGCCGAGAAGAAGCTTGAAGCAGCAACACCTGAGACTGAATCAGAACTGGAAGAAAAATATCTGTCTTTGGTTGGGCAGCTTGACAAATACAGCCCTGCCGAGCTTATGGCAGCAGAATCGAGATTTTCTGTCTATGATGATGTAAAGGCCAAACTCATATCCAAAGGTATCCCGGCCGAAGAGGTCGCCTTTATCCATGATGCGAACACGGACGCACAAAAGGAAGAGCTATTTGGAAAGGTCCGGTCCGGAAGGGTAAGGGTGATGATCGGGTCAACATCGAAGATGGGCGCCGGCATGAATGTCCAGGATAGGCTTGTTGCGCTGCATCACCTGGATGCCACATGGAGGCCATCGGATCTGGAGCAGCGTGAAGGCAGGATCGTCAGGCAGGGTAATAAACTATTCCTTGAAGCCCAGGAGGCTGGCAAAAAATTTGAAGTTGAGATATTCCGCTACGCCACGAATCAGACCCTCGATACCCGCAGATGGCAGGTTATCGAAAGAAAGGCAACATCCATAGGCAAACTGCGGGCTGGTAACTTTGAATGGGGCGAGACAATAGAGGACGCCACGGGTGAGGCCGCAAACGCGGCAGAAATGAAAGCCGCAGCATCTGGCAACCCTTTAATCCTTGAGGAAATCCAATTACGCCAGGAGATAAAGAAAAAAGAAGCGCTTATAAGCGGCGAAAAAACCAAAAAACGCCGGATGGAAAATAACATACGGTCTGCAAACACGTTTCTGTCAAACTATGATGAGTACATAAAAGAATTTGAAGCCGACTACCAAAAAGTTAAAGACAATCCCAGGGATCGTTCGCCTCAAGGCTGGACAATCTCTGTAAACGGAACAGAATACAGGGCAAAGGGGCTCGTCTCGGTCCCGGAAAAGACAGAGAGCACAAACAAGAAAGAGATACAGGCCAATAAGACAGCGATTGAGGAGGCCGAAAAACACAATAATAAAGCCTTAGAGACAGCTAAAGGCGAGTATGTAAATGATCTGCTGGCTGAATATAAACGGTTCATGGATGGAGACACGGACGAATTATCCGTAGAATATCGAGGGATCGAGTTTGAATGTTATCGTATATGGCAGAAGGCCTCGTTTAAACCTGTCATAAAGGGAAGGGAGTACCCTTTTGGGTTTTTGGATTGGCTATCTATAGACTATAACAAACAGGACAATTTCAACGGCATCGGCTTTATCACCAGGATGGACAATGTCCTTTCAAAGATAGAAGGCAAATACAAAAGCAACCTCGAATTTCTTGAAACCACCCTGGAGCAGAAAAAGAAATCACTCAAGATTGCCGAGAAGGAACTGGGGAATATAAAAGATTATGAACCGGAAATAAAGTCAGCCCGTGACAGGCATACTGCCGTTTTACAGCAATTACGACAAACGAGGGATACCGGGACCACAGAGGAAAAAGATTTTTCCATGTGGACAAATAGAGCGCCTGTTCAGTCTTCAAAAGAAGTACCAGAAGAAAAACCTGCAATAAAGGAGACAGGGAATAAATATAAGGTTACTACTTATATCAATGACAGACAGGGTTTTACATATGTGGATGGTGAGCCCGTTGATATCGTTGATGGCATAGATACGTTTGTTCATAAAGAGCCTGGAGAGGATACATGGGCTGTTTCAGAAGTGATCACCGGAATGAAATTCCCGGGGCATTGGAAAAGTAAAAAAGAAGCTATAAGCCATGCCAGAGAAGACCTATCGACGTTTGGAGAAGATAAATTAAGGACGTTAATCAAAGACAACCCACTTCCCGACAATCTGCCTGAAGAAAAGTTTGACCTTTTCAACCCCACCGAAGAACAGATCAGAAATACCAGGATTACCGTCAATCAATTCATGGGCTGGATGAGGACCTCCGGGATACCAAAGGATAACCTTGCACGATTGGAAATCCAGGCCAAGGCAGTTGTGGAACACCTGGCTGACTATTCCCGCACCATGAGGGAGCACGGATTGACCGGGGCCCCTGACATGACACGGGTCAAGGAATCCGTGGCGTTCTTGGACAACATGAGGACGGTCGTTCAGTTTGCCGAGAATCAAACCTTAACATCCGCAGAGAGGGCAGCGTATCATGCAGGCTTTCATGTCATCGTCAATACCATGATGGATAATGCAAGCCGGGAACACCTGCTGTCGATCTATAGAGGCAATGAGGAACGGGCAGCAGACGCCTATTCGGCATGGGTCCAACGGCAAGAAACCAGCAATATCCCAAAATCTATCAAGAAAATATTCTTTAAATTAAGGACCATCCTGAACAGGATCAGGTCTTTCTATAGAAAGGCAGGATATACTAAGGCAGAGGATTTTTTCTCTAAGATGTATTTTGGTGGGTATGGGGCGACGCAGACATCGACCCAGGCCGAGATGTTTGATATCAATTACCGCCACCCATCCGAAGGGGGGCAACAAAATGTATCACAGGCCGCCGATCAGGGCGGCCTTTCTGTTTCTGGTGAGGAGAAGTTTTCCGTAGAACCGACCGAAGCAGAAAAGTCATTGGCCGACGTTCTCAAGAAATACGGGTTTGACCAGGACGTCGTTGCTGCAGGGGAGGACCTTTCAAAGACTATTAAGGCCAATGGCAAAGACCTGAAAAAGCAGGTCAACGCGATTCGCAAGGACAAGGGCCTGTTCAGGTCCATGATGCAGGCGATCCATGGCGTCGAACAATCAAAGGACATGCGATGGTATCACTCATCCCTGGAGGTGCCTTATGTCCTGGGCAAGAAATTTGACAGTATGAAACAAGCCATGGAAACAGAGTTGAGCGCCGCAGAAAACCGGGCCGAGATGCTGTTCACTGATTACTCCGGCCGGCTTGGGGATCTCCAGAAAGAATTTGGAAAGAGCAAAAACAAGGCATTATTAAATCAGCTTGAAGACCTGATCTGGAAGTGGGACGGCAAAAAGTTCAATGAAACAGATGTGCCGACCCAGTGGTACAGCGAAGACGAAGACACCGGGGAGATCTCGATCAATGAGCAGCACTATAAAGAGATGAGGGCATATCTGGAAAAACAAAATGTGTCACCGTTGGTAGTGGATGCATTTGTCGAGATCCGCAAAAAGTTCGATGAAAAATTCATTGATGCCTTGCTGACCATGCAGACCGACAAGGCGGACCCGACATTGATTGAGGAATACCGGTCAGCCATTAAGAAAATAAGCAACTACTTCCCGCATAAACGGCATGGGGATTCATACATACAGATCTTTGACGAAAGAGAAGACGACCCGAAAAAACAACTCGTCTATCGTGAGCACTTTTTCAAGGTTCGAGAGATCCTGCTGCCAAAAGACAAAATGGCAAAGGCGAGGGCTGAGGCCTGGCTGAAGGAGGCTATAAAGTCCGGTGAGCTTACAGGATCCGTGTCCGATTACCGCATCGATGCCGCCAAAGAACTCAATGAGTTTCCGCAGGAGGCCTTTTTCAATGTGCCTGTTGACCAGATCCAGCAGGTTGTGGCCGAGGCCGGCAGGAGATTGGAGGCAGCCCGCGCAGGATATGAGGCTGAACGGCTTTACAACAAAGAGGGCCGGGCACCCGATGAGGCCATGGAGACGGCCAAGAAACGCCTTAACGCAGACATGGAGGCCGCATTGTCACAGGCCGTTGCCGATGTGTTCAAGGCCATAGGATGGGCCCGTCATTCCATAGGAAGAAAGAATATCGCCGGGTTTGATAAGACAGATGTGTTCGGCACGATGTTTGACTACATGAGCGGGTATGCAGGGTTTAAGACAAAGATGACAAGGGCGCGGGAACATCATAAGACCATATCAAATATCAGCGCAAAGGCGAGTCCAAACGAGTATAAGTACGTCACGCAGTACGTCCATGACATGCTGGAGAACCAGACGCAGACTGACCGTGTTGTTGATGCGATCCGTGGCGCCTTCTTCGTGAAGTACCTGGGCGGGGTGATTAAATCAGGGATTGTCAACCTGACCCAAAATATTGTCATGGCCATGCCGGTCCTGAGTATGCATACGAAAGGGGCAAACCTGAAACTGTCAAAGGCCATGTACGACGTTAAACGGGCGCTTACCAGTAAAGAGGCTTGGACAGAGAAAGAGGTCCAGTACAAAAACCTGGCCAGCAATGAGCAGAAGGCAGTCAATGAGTTGCATGAGAAGGGTGCGTCATTAGACCTGTTTCTCAGAGAGTTAAAAGGAAACATACCCGGGACAGGATACGGAAAGCATGTCAAACGTGCCATTGATAAGGCCGGTATCTTCATGCAGTTGGCAGAACGGTTCAACCGGACATCGACAGGCCTAGCTGCCTACAGAGTGGCCTTTAACGAAGGGGTTAAACTCGATGATGGCAGGGCCACAAAGGGCGATCATGCGGCCTCGGTCCAGTTTGCAAAGCAAATCATTTACGATTCCCATTTTGTTTACGGCCGGCACAACCTCCCGTCTGCGTTCAGGGGCGGCAAATTCAGGAAGTATCTGAGGTCTGGTTACACATTCAGGACCTTCACACACAACTATCTGGACATCATGTCACATTTGATGCTGAACCAGGGCAAGGCCGGCAAGCTGGCTGCAGCCCGGTCTATCCGGAACCTGGCGCTATTGGGCGGGCTGACCTCGGTACCGTTCTTTAAAATCCTTTCAGACGTCTTGATGAAGGCTATAGGAGACGATGACGAGGACGCCATGACAAAGCTAAGGGCCATGATGCCAAGCCCGTTTATGCGCGATCTGATCACTTACGGCCTGCCTGGGGCCGTTGCCGGCGTGGATCTGACCGGGTCGATCAGCATCGAGACCCCACGAAATTGGGGGGATTTGATTGGGGTCCCGTATTCAATCGGAGAAGACCTGTCAAATATGTACGATTCGTGGACAAGCGGCCAGAAGTGGAGGGCCCTTATGGAATCCCCGGTTACACCGATTGCGCTCAGGAATGCCTCCAGGGGCCTGGAATTATACGTTACAGGACAGAGAACACGAAGCGGGGCTGATATCAACGCCCCTGGTGAGACCGGTCCCAAGAAGATCTCGGCAATAGAAGCGGTTAAAAAGTCACTTGTCGGTCTGCAGCCGACCAGTGTCAGCAAGGGATTTAATGCGTATCTGGCCACAAATAAGATGCGCGGATATCTGGCAGAAAAGAAGAGTAAATTAATAGACCGGTACGTAAACGCTTACAAGTCTAATGACAAGGATGAGATGAAGGCTGTGACCGAAGAGGTGCGACAGTGGAATGAAAAGGCGATCAAGGAAGGCAAGGAATACAGAATCATAAAGGACTTCCAGAAATCGGTCAGGACCAGGATGAGGCGTACGCCCATGCAGGCCATCCCGAAGGCACAACGAGGGGAAGCGCAGGATATTTATTCAACTTGGAAATAGGGTGGGGACAACTTTCATAAAATTTTAAACTAAACTTTGGATGTATAAGGCATCTAAAGTCAATAAGCATTTAAAACCAAAGGGTTAAAGATGGGGACATCTTCAACCCTTTTTTATTTCAAAAATTCAATAAAGGGAGATCCGGAAATGAAAAAACTATTTTTGATGGCCTGGCTGTTGGTCCTGTTTATAACTCAAAATCTTTTTGCCGTAGAGACTGTCACGCAGTCCGCATTTGAAGAATACAATGGCGTCGGAACAATAACCTTTTCCTGCACCTGCGCGGCCGATGGAAGTCTTGCCACGGCCACAGGTAGGGTCTTGTCTGCAGACAATCTTGCAATCCTGCAGGACGGTGGATGGTATCTGTATAAAGCCCACGTCAACCATGGAGGAACTGCACCCACAGATAATTCGGACATTACTCTGGTTGACGGGGATGGCGTTGACATCCTGGGATCAGCCGGCACAGACAGTCTTGATGCAGCCGGGCATAATGAGATTTTCCCTCTTAACGGAACCACGATTGTGAAGCAACCCATAATTAGTACCTTCACTCTCACTTTGGCAAATCAAAACGTAAATTCAGCGACATTTTCGCTTACCCTTTATTTCGTGAAAGACTGACAATGATCATAACAAGCGAAGCCCTAAGAAAAGCTCTGAAAAAGATCTGGCCTGATCTTGAATTCATGCTTTTATCCGATCCTGAATGGGATAGCCCAACACGGAAAGAGTTGGAAGACTTTATATCAAGGGTACAAAAGCCAGGCAGGGTTGATCATGTTTGGGAATGCGAGGAGTACGCCTTTAATCTCATGGTCGAACAAAGGCGCGAGCATTCAAAAGTGTCAAGCAAGGATGATTATAACTGGCCTCTAGGTGCCGCATGGGTTGATAAGTATAGAGGCGAAGACCTAAACCACGTAGTTAATATCTGCCTCACGAGCGACAAGGGAATTATCCTCGCTGATCATCAGGCAGATGCAATCTGGATACCGGACTCATCTGGTGACAATGTGTATTCCGTTATTATGTGACAAGGGGTTTGATTATGAAAAAATTTAAATGGTTAATGTTGTTGTTTTTTCTGGTGGTTGCCATGTCTGGCTGTACATCTGTAAAATTTGGTGTACTCAAAAAAGCAGAACTAGCAGGAGCAGATACCTCGATATCGGCGCGGACAGAAATGGCCGTTGCCCCTGCGGCTGATGACATTGTCCCGATCTATGACACCAGCGCCACGATGGGGAAACGGATATTGATTTCCAATTTGTTCGGCTATTTGGGCGCAGCCTACGATACAGAGGCAGAGCTGGCCGCATTATTCGACGCTCGGTGCTTGGAATCCGTCTTCGGCACATCCCTTGGAGCCGGACTGACTAACGTAGGAGGTGTGTTGACCCCAACTGATGCCAGTGTAACCAATGAGATCGAAGTCGTTGACGAAGCCTTCTCGGATGCAAACTTTAACGGGGGGACGGCCTCTGCCGTTTCTCAAGATGACTTCTACGACCTCTGGCACGGGATCGACACGGACGATGACGGCGATATTGATGTCATTGACTCTGTGGTATGGGCGACAAAGCAGGACTATGATGCCGATCTGGACACTTGGGCGGGAATAACCCCATCCGCAAACGTGCAGGCGTTTAACAGTGCGGCCAACTATGCCGCCATGCGGAGTTTGTTGGGGGTTCTAAAGGAGGCCTCGACCGCATTCACGGAATCCGACACGACCCCGGACGTATCCGGCGGACATGCGTTTATCACGGCCAACGGCGCGGCAGTTACCATTTCGGGATTTGATTGGGGCGGCGGATCAGCGGTCGATGGTGACACGAAATTTGTGATAGTTAATGACAGTGATGTGACCTTTGATTTCACCTCATCGAGCCTGGCAGGATTGGAGGCCGATTATACGGCCTATAATGGGGAATTACTGATTTTCAAATATTCCTCAACAACTACAAAATGGCATTATTTGGGATTTCCGAAAGTCCTGTCAAATATCGCCCTAAGCGGCATG